TTATCGGTCGAGGATGTGCTGCCGCTGTGCCATCCACTCGCTGGGGAAGGGCCTCAGCAGGGCGTCCATCTGAAGGCCGGCTGGCTGCCTTCCGTCGAGAATCATCTCGACGATGTCCGGGGCCAGCAGGGTCAGGCGCAGGACCCGGCACAGGTAGGACTGGTTGATCTTTTCGGCCTCGGCCAGTTCGGTCACCGAGGCGAATCGGCCGCTCTCCATGAGGCGCTTCCAGCGGTGGGCCCGGGCGATCGCCTTGACCATGGTGTTGTCGACGCGCGGGCGGGGCTGGCCCCAACAGGCCCCCTCGGGCATCACCACCTGCTTGCGCCCGCCACGCTTCCGGAGGGTCAGAGGCACACGGACCGTCAGCGTGCGCCCGTCATCGGTGGCGGCGTCGCCGGCTCTCATGCTGCCCTCCGCGGATCGTCGGCCATGCCGCCAAGCTCATGAACCAGACGAGCCAGCCCATCGACGCGGAGGCGGATATCGACGCCTCCCTGTCCGACCTCGACGCGCTCCACGAGGAGCTGGACGATGCGGGCCTGCTCGGCGGGGAACAGCTCGTCCCACAGCGGGTCGAGCCCTTCGAGCGCGTCCCTCACCTCGGCCTCGGACAAACCGTCGATCTCGGGTCGCGCCGACCGCCATGTGCCGACGATCACCTCCGGGGCACGAAGGAGGCCGCGTAGTTGGTCGACCACCGCGCCCTCGATCTCGGCGGCGGGCACGCGTCCCACCGGGCAAGCATCGGCGCCGCGCTTCAGAACCGACTGGCTGACGTAGTAGCGGTAGAGCTTGTCGCCGCGCCGCGTGTGCGTCGGCGTCATGGCGCAGCCGGTCGGCCCGAAGATGAGACCCTTCAGCAGGGCCGGGGTCGCGGCCCGTGTCCGGCCCGCGCGCACCCTCGGGCTCTCGCGCAGGATTCCATGCACCTTGTCCCACAAGGCGCGCGTGATGATAGCTTCGTGCTCTCCGGGATAGGCGGTCCCCTTGTGCACGGCGTCACCGATATAGACCCGGTTGTTGAGCAGCTTGTAGAGGAAGCCCTTGTCCACGAGACGTCCGCGCCGCGTCCGCACGCCTTCGGCCGCGAGTGCCCGGGCCAACGCGGTCGCCGAACCCACCTCGACGAAGCGCTCGAAGATCATCCGGACCGTCGCGGCCTCGGCATCATTGATCACCAGCTTGCGGTCCCGGACCTCGTAGCCGAGCGGCACGAAGCCGCCCATCCACATGCCGCGTTTGCGCGAGGCGGCGATCTTGTCGCGGATGCGCTCGCCGATCACCTCGCGCTCGAACTGGGCGAAGCTGAGCAGGATGTTGAGCGTCAGCCGCCCCATGGACGTCGTGGTGTTGAACGACTGGGTCACGCTGACGAAGGTGACGCCGCCGCGATCGAACACCTCGACCAGCTTGGCGAAATCCATCAGCGAGCGGCTGAGCCGGTCGATCTTGTAGACGACGACCACGTCGATCCGGCCGTCCTCGATGTCGGCAAGCAGGCGCTTCAGCGCCGGCCGGTCCAGAGTCCCGCCCGAGAAGCCGCCGTCATCATAGGGCTCGGGGATGAGCAGCCAGCCTTCGGGCTTCTGGCTGGCGATATACGCTTCGCAGGCTTCGCGCTGGGCATCGAGGCTGTTGAACTCCATCTCCAGCCCTTCTTCCGTCGACTTGCGCGTATAGACCGCGCAGCGCAGCTTGCGGATGGGTTTGGCAGATGCGGGCGATTTCGTCATGCCTGGCCTCGCCGGTTCTTGAGGCCGAAGAAGACCCAGCCGTTCCAGCGCGTGCCGGTGATGGCGCGCGCGATGGCGGAGAGCGAGCGGTAGGGACGCCCCTGCCATTCATAACCGTCGTTCAGCACCGTGACGGTGTGCTCGACGCCCTGCCATTCGCGGATCAGCCGCGTGCCGGCGATCGGCTTGTCGTCGGCGCGGATCCGGCGCAGCACGATGTTGCCGCCGTCGAGTTGCTCGCCCAGAGCTTCGAGGCGCTCGACGGTCGCGGGCTTCAAACCGCCATAGGCCAATTCCTGGATCCGATAGGCGAGCCGGCTTTCGAGGAAACGCCGATTGTAAGGTGGCGCCTCGGTGTCGAAGAGTTCGCGCCACTGCTTCTTGAGGTCGGGCGTCGGCGTGGTCTTCAGTGCGGCCAGCCGGGACAGGATGTTTTCTGTCATGGTCATGCGTCTCCTTTGCAAATTGGAGTTCCATGACCGCTCCGGTCGGGCGGGAAGTGAAGGCAACTTTCTCCGCGGTCGCCAAATACTTGCCTTGACTGGCGTGCCTTGAGCCGAACCAGCCCGCGCGCAAGAATCCTGCAGACCTCCCCGATTCGCTCGTCCGGCGTCATATGCCCGGGGTGGATCGGGTTCGGCATGTCCATCGCAGAGGTCACCTAAGGGATTGGATTCCCTTGGCCTCTACTCACGGTGCGGACGATCCGTCCCAAGATGATGGCTTTTGAATCGACTCCGCCAGGCATTTGCGATAAGAACATAAGACGAACAAATGCGAGGCAATCATGGGCGGCTGAGATGGCTAAGAACCTGAAGAAATTCGTCAATCCCAAGTTCACGCGGACCGTTGATCTTGGCTTGCTGAGTCGCCTGTTCGAGCGCCACCGCGAGGCGCTGAATGGGCTGGACCTTGGGGTCTTCAGGGATGAGGCGGCGCAGGACGAGGCACGCAGCGCCGTCCAGGATTTCTTCGCGGGACCGGAAGAGAACTATCCAGAGGGACTCGTCGCCGACCTGCACCGGATCGCCGAGATCGGCAACGCGGCAGGCCTCGACATCATCCTTCAGCAGGCCGCGCGGCTCGGGATACGCGTGATACCCGAAGCGAAGGGTGACGAGCCGGAGGCTCACCAGGATCCCAAGCACGTCGCCCTGCGCGTCTTCCTCGACCATCCCGATGTCTTCGACGCCGCGTCGGACATGATGGCGCTCATGGCGCGCACGTCGCTCGCTGAGTTCGTGGGCCGCGACGAAGGCGTTGAGGCGATCATGGACGATCGCGCAAAGGCTGAGTTTGAAACCGCCGCCGCCGCGATGTTCGAACAGGATCTCCGCAGCAACTATTGTCGTGCCGGCTGGTATGACGATGCCGACGAACTCGTCCTGGTGATTGAGCACGGTTCTCCGATCACCACGACCGATGTCCTGCAAAAGGACAAAAAGCGCGTGATCAGCTTCCGCGCCGCCGAGCACGCGGTGCTTTCCTACAGTTCCACGACAGGCCTGTTGAAGATCGGCGGCGTGGCCAAGGCGCGCCGTGCCGATCTCGCGGAGTTATTCGCAGACAAGATTCTCGGGAAACCCGAATTCTTCGCCGGCGACGACGCCCAGAACCTCTACACGCTCGACCCGGTGCAGCGCGCGGGCTTCGGCTTCGCGTTCAACCATGACTTCGATCCGGGCATCCAGCGGGTCCAGATCACCGAGGTCCAGGTCGACCGCGTTGGCGCCGATCCGAAGACCGGCGAGACACGAACCTTCTACTCCTATGTTGCGCGCGACGGACGCGACAATGCACTGGCCAGGTTGGGCGAGATGATGCGGGGCGCTAGTCTCGGGTCGGATTGGCGCCTCAACCACATCGTCATCCGCGTCCATTTCGCGACCGGCGGCAAGTCGGCGAAGAAGGTGACCGTCAAGCTGAAGCCGCCGGCACACGCCATGTTCAAGCGTCAGCAGTTCGAGGGCCGGATCATGACGCTCCTTCGCCGCAACGGACTGCTCAATGACCGAGACGCTGCCCAGGCTGCTGTTGCGGCTGAGTGAGACGGGCGATCCCGCAATCCTTTGGGGCCGACAGGCTGCGCCTCATGCCGGGCGTGATTTCGAGCGGCTGCTCGATCATGGCGTCCTGGTCGAGCAGGCGCCAGCGACGGAATGGGATGTGTGCCCCGCCTGCGATTGCGGTCTCGACGCGCGGCCCATCCATCAGGTCAACGGACGACATATCGCGGTTTGCCCGACGGACCGGCGCAGCGACCTCGTTCTCGGCGATGACGATCTGCGGAGCTTTCGAATTCATCCTTCCGCGCTGGTCCGCGAAATCGCCATGGCGTCCGGGTTCGGAGGCACGCCGGCGCCGGTGGCGGCAGGCGTCTGGCATCTGGGGGAGACGTCGGACCAGCGGGCGCTGTTCCTCGCACTGTCGCGGGATGCAGTGCTTCAACCGGGAATGATCGGCCTGATGCGTTCGGCCGCCCGGTCGTCGCCCATCATAGTGATCGCGCCCGCGATGGCGGCGGACGAACTCGCCCGCTTCGTCGAAGCTGCGATCTCCGTCATGTCGATTGACGGTTGTCTGGGCAGGAACGCGACGGGCTTCGCGATCGACCTTTCGAAGCTGGAATCCGCTGCGACTTTCGAGCCGCGTCTGGTCATTTTCCGTCAGAGCCAGCGGGTGATCCTGGATGGCATCGAGATGCACATCCCGCAGCAGCCGTTCAAGCTTCTCGTGATTCTGGCCGAGGCTGTGGGAACTCGGAAAGGCCATTTGACCCCGCAGGAAATCGAGGCCGAGAACAGCGGCCGCAGCGCTGGCGACCTGATCCGTGACCTGAGAAATGCACTTCACGACGATCAGAAGACGCTGATCAGGACCCGCCAAAGCCCGACCCGCTATTTCCTGGGGCTGGCTGCTGGAGAGTTTGATCTGCGGCCATAGGGCAGCTGGCCCGCGTCTCGGCCCGTCTTCCCATTCTCGCCCATCCCAAACCCATCCCGCTCCCACCTGACGGATCGGCGGCTTCGGCAGGCTTGAGGTCATCAACAGTAATGACCTGAGGCCATGCCGATGCATTCTTCCATTTCCCGAGACGACCTTCAGATCCTGCTTCATGAGGCGGACATTGCGGCGCGCCGTCTGGTCCGCCAGCTGCGGCTTCCCCGCACCGATCTCGACGATGTCCGCCAGGACCTGCTCGTCGATCTGATCGCCCGGCTTCCCGCCTATGACGCAGATCGCGGCACGCTCGGCGCCTTTGCCGGCGCCATCCTCACCAACAGGGCGACGCGCATCGCCAACAAGGTGAAGCGGGAGCGCCGGATGTATGGCGCGACGCGGATCTCGCTCGATGAGGTCATTCCCGAGAGCGACGGGCTGACCCGCGGCGACCTCATCGCCGAAGCCGACGGGCTGTCAGCACTCTTCGGCCAGCCCGTCGATGCATTCGCCGCCGCCGAGGAACGTCTCGATGTTGAGCGCGGTCTTGGCTCGCTCGAACCCGCCGACGGCGCTCTCTGTGCAGCCCTTTCCCGCACCACTGTCGATCGCCTTGCGGCGAGCGGCCATGGCGCCCGCAGCAGCCTCTACCGCCGCGTCAAGGACATCCGCCTTGCCCTGACGGCGATCGGCGTCCGGGCCGCGTGAGACGGTTCGGCGAGCGCGTGAGTAGGAGCCCATCATGAACGTCATTGCATCCAGATTCCCCGCTGTCCGGAAGCCGCTCACCGAGATCGATCTCTGCGGCTGGGTCGGTCAGGCAGCACCCGGCGACATCCTCGAATATCACCGTGGATTCCTCGCGCTCGACACCATGCCGCAGGGCACGCGCCTTGCCGAGCGGGAGCGGGCGGAACTCGCCCGCGTCGCGCGCCGCGCCTGGTGGGCAGCCGAGCGCGGACTGATCCATCTCGTGCAGCGTCGCCACCGGTCGGACGATTACAGCTATCTGGCCATCGCCCGGCCGAAGCCGAAGCAGGCCTCGGTTTCGCTGTCTTCACTCCTGCTGGCGGAGGTGGCGTGATGGCGCCAGCTCGCGGCAACCGCCCCAGCCTCGACGACATCCGCACCATGCCGGTCAGCGAGATCGCCACGCTTCCGGCGGAGCATTTGGCGCTGCTCCAGGAGGATGCCGATGCCGCCCTGGATGCCGCCAAGCGGCTCAAGGAGTGGCTCGAAGGAGCGATTGCGCTTCGCTACGCCGACGCGGCAGCGACGGTGCGTCGGGCCGAGGGCAAGGACACCGGCCTCGTTCGTTTCAAGGACGGCGCCGTCGTCGTCGCTGCCGATCTCCCGAAGAAGGTCGATTGGGACCAATCGCTGCTCGCCGCGCTCGTCGAGCGCATCCGTGCGGGCGGGGAGAACCCGACCGATTACGTCGACATCGGCTTCAAGGTCCCCGAGCGCAAGTACACCGCCTGGCCCACCGCCATCCGCGAGGCCTTCGCCGCCGCCCGCACGGTGCGGACCGCCAAGCCGACCTTCCGTCTCACCATCAAATCCGAGGATGCCCGATGACCAGCTCTGCTGCCCTGACCGAGATCCGCAAGCGCCACTACGCGCTCGAAGCGCTGCCCGCCACCATCGTCATTCCGGCGCTCGGCGAGATCCGCCGCGAGCAGGTGGTCAAGCCGATCGAGGACGCCACGCTCGACGACATCGCCTTCGCCTTGCTGGGCGTCGAGGCAGAGTTCAGCGCCGTCGGCGACCGCCTGCACGCCTTGCGCAAGCTCTATGGTCTCGCCCGGCAGGCCGGCGCGCACGGGAGTGAGCGCGCGCTCGATGTCGCGTCGCGCAACACGGGAGGCCGCTGATGGCGCTGCGCATCGTTAGCGCCGACGAACGGCTGTCTGCGGCCGGCGCCAAGACCACCATGGCGATCTTCGGCCCGAGCGGCGTCGGCAAGACATCCTTGCTGAAATCGCTGCCGCCGGCGGAGACGCTTTGCATCGACCTCGAGGCCGGCATGAAGTCTGTCCAGGACTGGCCCGGCGACAGCATCCCGGTGCGCACCTTCGCCGACGCCCTCGACATCGGCTGCCTCGTCGGCGGGGTCAATCCGTCCGCCGACCCGAGCGGCTTCTTCTCCGAGGCGCATTACCAGCATCTCAGGGAGAGCTATCCGGATCTCGTTCAGATGATCGCGGGCAAGCGCATCATCTTCGTCGACAGCATTACCGATCTCACGCGCCAGGCCATGGCCTGGGCGAAGACCCGGCCCGAGGCCTTCTCCGACAAGACCGGCAAACCCGACACCCGCGGCGCCTACGGGCTGCTCGCCCGCGAGGTCATCGGCCTCCTGAAGCACCTGCAGCACGCGGAGGCGAAGACCGTGATCTTCGTCGGCATCCTCGAACGCGTCACCGACGAGTTCAACCGCACGACCTGGCAGCCGCAGATGGAAGGCGGCAAGGCCGGTCGCGAGCTTCCCGGCATCGTCGATCAGGTCATCACCATGAGCCTGTTCGTGCGCGACGGGGACGGCTGGCGGCATGAGCCCGAGCGCGGCGAAGAACGCCGCCTCGTCTGCCGCGCCGGCAATCCCTTCGGCCTGCCGGCGAAGGATCGCAGCGGCCGTCTCGATGTCACCGAGCCGCCCGACCTCGGCGCGCTGCTCTCCAAGATCAACGCAACCCGGAAAGGATGACGAGCCATGAGCTTCGACATGAACGACGCCGAGCCGCAGAAGAGCGGCGAACGGATCCCCGACGGCACCTTCGCCAAGGTCACCATGACCATCCGGCCGGGCGGGACCGACGGCCAGAGCGAGATCGACCGGGGGCTGCTCAAGGCCTCGAACGCGCCCGGCAGCGACGTGCTGATGGTGGATGCCGAGTTCACCGTCGCGGAGGGTCCGCACGTCCGGCGCAAGTTCTGGCAGATGTTCACCGTCTCCGGCGGCAAGGTCGACGAGCACGGCGTCTCGATCGGCTGGAAGATTTCCAAGGGCAGCTTCCGCGCGATGATCGACAGCGCGCTCGGGCTCGATCCGCAGGACATGAGCGACGCGGCGAAGGCGAAGCGGATCCTGCGCGGTCTGGCCGACCTCAACGGCATCACCTTCGTTGCCAAGATCAAGGTCGAGCCCAGCGACGATCCGCGCTACGGCGACAGCAACAAGCTCGACCGTGTGGTTCTGCCGATCGAACCCGAATGGCGGAAGGTGATGGACGGCGAGGTCCTGGCGCCGAGCCCCAGCACCCGCGCGCGGCCGAAGGCTGCATCGCCCGCATCGCCCGCAGCTCCGGCCTGGGGGCAGCCCGCCGCATCGCCGCCCGCGAGCGCTGCCCCGGCCTGGAGCCGGCCGGCACAGCCGGGCACGGCTCCGGCAACGGCCCCGGCAGCCGCACCTGCAGCGACGCCGGCCCCGAGTGGCCCGGCTTGGCTCAACACCTGACCGTCATGACGGCCGATGAGTGGCAGGCGCACGTCACGCGCGAGGCAGCGAAGGCGATGGGACAATGGCTCGAAGGACGCGGAAGGCTTCACCAGCCCATCGCCGCTCTCACGCTCCCCGAACTGGAAGCCATGGCGGCGAACGCGATCGCGCGGTTCATCGTCCTGGCCTCACACCGGATCAAGGATCAGCCGGACGACGCAGAGGACCTGACCCGGCTCTTGCTCGGGTAGCCGTCTGCGCCGTCTGCGGACGTCAGGCGCGGGGCTTCGGCTACGTCCACCAGCTGCGCTGGGACCGCTTTCCCTACCACCGCTTCTGCTCGATGCGCTGCCTCGACGTCGGCGCGGCGCTCGCCAACAGGAACAACGGGATGATCGACAAGACCGACATGGAGACCCAAGCGATCAAGGAGGCGCGCCGGTTTTTCGCCGAGACGCTCACCGAGCTCGACCTGATGGCGCCGTTCTACGACCGGAAGCCGGAAGAGATCGATCGCATCATCGAAGCCTGCGTCGACGGGTTTCAGGAGTCGATGCAGCGCCAGGCAGCCGCCCGCGACCCGCTCGACGATCCGATTCCCTTTTGAGGTGGCGCATGGGAATCGATCTCAACCACGGCTCCGGCTTCATCTATGGCCGCATCGGCCACGCGATCAGCGTGTCCGATCGGGTCAATGCCCTGATCGATGCAGCGCTCGTCGCACGCAATCGCCGGCAGACGCCGCGCGATTATCTCGGGGGCAGCCGGATCGGCGAGCCCTGCGCGCGCAAGCTCGTCTACGAGGTGACCCATACACCGAAGGATGAGGGACAGGATTTCGATGGCGCGATCCTGCGCATCTTCGACGCCGGCCACCAGTTCGAGACGCTCTCCATCCGCTGGCTGCGCGGCGCGGGCTTCGACCTTCGCACCGAGCGCGGCGACGGCGGACAATTCGGGTTCGAGGCGGCGGGCGGCAAGCTGCGCGGCCACATCGACGGCGTAATCGTCGCCGGTCCCGATGTCGGTCTGCGCTGGCCTGTGCTCTGGGAGCACAAGACGCTCAACGCCAAATCCTGGAACGACCTCGTCAAGCGTGGCTTACGCACCTCCAAGCCAGTCTACTTCGCGCAGGTCCAGCTCTACATGGGCTATCTGGAGCTGGAGACCGCCCTCGTCACGACCCTGAACAAGGACACCGAGGCGCTCCACCACGAGGTGGTCGCGTTCGATCCGCCCTGCGCGCAGGCGCTGTCCGACAAGGCCGTCGATATCCTGCGCGCTGCGGCAGCCGGCGATCTCCCACCACGGATCGCCGCAGCCCGGGACTTCTATCTCTGCCGCATGTGCGCCTATGCGGAGCGCTGCTGGGAGGGCGAGCGATGAGCTTCATCCCGTCTCCGCAGCAGGCGGCGGCAATCGCCGCGATCGAGGACTGGTTTCGGCGCCGCACGCGCGATCAGCAGGTGTTCCGCCTGTTCGGTTACGCAGGAACGGGCAAGACCACCATCACCCGGCATGCGATCGGCGAGCTCGGTCTCGAACCGATGGATCGCACGGGCGGCTCGGGCGGCGTGCTCTATGCCGCCTTCACCGGCAAGGCGGCCCTGGTGATGACCCGGAAGGGAACGCCAGCCTCGACGATCCACAGCCTGATCTACAAGGTCTCCGAGGCGACGCCCGAGGAGATCGAGCGTGTCACCCGCGAACTGGAATCGCTTCGCGGCGGCCTGCGCGCAATGGGACCGGCCGAGCGTTCCTTCGCGGAGACCCAGATCCGCCGCCTTAAGTTCCGGCTCGCCGACATCCATCAGCCTCGTTTCATTCTGAACGAGCAGTCGCTGGTCCGCGACGCCGACCTGATCGTGCTCGACGAGGTCTCCATGGTCGGCGCCGAAATGGCGAGCGATCTGCTCGCCTTCGGCAAGCCGATCCTGGTGCTCGGCGACCCCGGCCAGTTGCCGCCGATCAAGGGCGACGGCGCCTTCACCGACGCCGATCCCGACGTGATGCTGACCGATATCCATCGCCAGGCGGAGACCAGCGCGATCATCCGTCTCGCCACGCTCGCACGGCAGAGCGTGCCCATTCCCTACGGCGAGCACGACGACTTCGTCTGGAAGATGCGGCGCTCCGACATCGGCCCACATCAGTTCCTCAAGGGCGGCCAAGTGATCTGCGGCCGCAACGCGACGCGGCTCTTTCTGAACACCGCGATGAAACAGGCGGCCGGCTTTCCTGACGCTTACCCGCGAGGTCTCGGCGAGAAGATCATCTGCCTCAAGAACCGGCACGATCTCGGTCTCGTCAACGGCATGTTCCTCGACCTTTCGGACATCCGCGACGAAAGCCCGCTCGCGTTCAGCGCATCGGTGCGCACCGAGGACGGAGCGAGCGTTCCCGGCCGCCAGTGGTTCTACAAGGGCCATTTCGACGACCACGTCGCCCACGACGCCGAGCGCCTGCGCCGTGATTGGCGCGACATGCGGGGGCTTGTCGAGAGCGTCTGGGGCTACGCCATCACCTGCCACAAGGCCCAAGGGTCGCAGTGGGAGAACGTGATCGTCTACGACGACGGCCTTGGGCGGACCGCCGAGGACCGCGCCCGCTGGCTCTACACCGCCATCACGCGCGCGGAGCAAGGGCTGGTGATCCTTGATTGACTTCAACGACATCGCACCCGCCAGAACGCCCGCGGTTCAATACGATCTCGAGGCCATCGTGGCCGGCCTGCGTGACAGGACCGGCGCCTGGGTGCCGCAGCACTTTCCGAACGGCCGTCGCTACGGCGACGAATGGCGCCTCGCCAACATCAATGGTGCTGCGCCGCGAAAGAACGGCTCCTGCGTGATCACGCTCAGAGGCGAGCACGCCGGCGACTGGATCGACTTCGACGGCGGCCAGGGCGGCGGACCGCTGAGCACGCTGGAACAGGCGACCGGCCTCAAGGGTCGCGACCTCTTCGCCTATGCCGCGGATCTGGTCGGATGGTCGGCCGCGGCGCCAGCCAGGCGCGAACCCTCGGCGGCTTCCGCGAAGCCGGAGAAAGACTCTGCCCGAGAAATCGAGATCATCCTCTCGCGGGCCCTCCCGATCGCCGGCACACCGGGTGAGGCCTATCTGCGCGCACGAGGACTGACGGTCCCGCCACCGTCCGACCTCCTGTTCCATCCGGATCTGGCGCATTGGGATACGAGGACTGGTTTCCCGGCCATCGTCGGCCTGGTTCGCGACCGCGCCGGCAGCGTGGTTGCCCTGCACCGCATCTACCTGCGGCCGGATGGGGCTGCGAAAGCCGAGGTTGAAAAGCCGAAGAAGATGCTGGGCCGCGTCGGCGGTGGCGCCGTGCGGCTGGCCTCGATCGGCGGCGACGCTGTCCTTGGTCTCAGCGAAGGCATCGAGACGGCGCTCGCCGTGATGACGGCCTGCCCGGGCATGGCGGTATGGGCGACGCTCTCGGCCACCAACCTCGAACAGATCGTCCTGCCGCCAGAGGCCCGGCGTGTCGTTTTGCTCGCCGACCACGATGCGTCGGGCACGGGCCTTCGTGCCGCCCAGGCGGCGGCGCGGCGTCTCCTGGCCGAAGGCCGCAGCGTCGCCATCGCCCTGCCGCGAGCGGAAGGCGATGACTTCAACGACGTCCTGCTGCGCGACGGCGCGGACGCGGTCCGTCAGATCATCGACGCGGCCGAGCCGTATGCAGTGGTGGATGGCACGGATGCGCAGGATGGCGCTCGAAACCGTCCGATCGGCTTCGTCGAGCCGCCGGGCCGCTTGCCGCAACTGCGCGCCGATGAGGGCGATCTCGCCCGCGCCCACGCACGCAGCTGGAGTCTGCTGCTCGCGTCGAACAGGACGCCCTGGCTCTTTCGCAGCGGCGGCATGCCGACCTGGGCCGTGCATGACGATGACGGCCTGCCCATGGCCCGGCCCGTCACGGAAGAGCGCCTGCGCCACATGCTGGCCAAGCTCGCCGATTGGCGGCGTCTGGCGCGCAATGGCGATCTCGTTCCCGCGCATCCGCCGACGCCGCTCATCAAGTCACTGCTGGCGACGCCCGATCCCGGCCTGCCGGTCCTGGCGGGGATCGTCACCACGCCGGTCTTCGGCCGCAACGGCGCGCTCCTGACCGAGCCCGGCTACCACCCCGATGCCCGGCTGCTCTACCAGCCGACACCGGGCTTTGCCGTGCCGCAAGTTCCGGAGCGCCCGTCGCCGGCGGAGATCGCGACGGCGCGCAGTCTCATCATCGACGACATGCTGGGCGAGTTCCCCTTCACTAGCCACGCGGAGCGGGCACATGCGGTGGCGTTGCTGCTGCTTGGCTTCCTGCGGGCGATGATCGACGCGCCCACGCCGCTCCACCTGATCGAGAAGCCGACGCCCGGCACCGGCGCGACGCTGATGGTCGACGCAATCGCGACCGTGCTCACCGGCGTCAGCGCCTCCGTGATGACCGAGGGCCGCGACGACGAAGAGTGGCGCAAGCGGCTGACCGCCAAGCTGCGTCAGATTCCCTCGATCGTGCTCATCGACAATCTGCGTCACCCGCTCGACTCCTCGGCGCTTGCGGCAGCGCTCACCGCGCCCTTCTGGGAGGACCGCATTCTCGGGGCGTCTGAGATGACGCGATTGCCGATCCGCTGCGTCTGGATCGCGACCGGCAACAATCCCGAATTCTCCAACGAGATGGCGCGCCGCATCGTGCGCATCCGCCTCGACGCCCGCGTTGATCAACCCTGGCGGCGCGAGGGGTTCCGCCACCCCGATCTCATGAGCTGGGTCCGCGCCAACCGGCCGCGCCTCGTCACGGCCTGCCTCACGCTCTGCCGGGCCTGGCTGGCCGCCGGCAGGCCACGGGGCGCGCGCATGATCGGCAGCTACGAGAGCTGGTCGCGCATCATGGGCGGCGTCCTCGAGGTGGCCGGGATCGAAGGCTTTCTCGCCAACCTCGACGAGATGCTCGCTGCCGCCGATGGCGAGGGCGCGATCTGGCGCAGTTTCATCGGCGCCTGGTGGGACCGCTTCGGGACGGCGGAGGTCGGCACCGGCGATCTCTATGAGGTGGCGTTGGCCTGCGAGCCCCCACTGCCGCTGGGCGCCGGGGGCGACCGCTCACAGCGCACACGGCTCGGCAAGGCGCTCGCCCGCATGCGCGACCGGGTCTTCGATATCGACGGCCGCAAGATGCGCGTGCGCACGCTGGGCGTCTCTCATCAGGCCAAGCGCTGGCAGCTCACGATCGAAGGGGAACGTGGGGAACGTTTTCCGCAAGGTGTCGCGGCATCGGGCGGGGAACGTTGCGCCGAAAAGGGGAACGTCGAAAACCAACGTTCCCCGGCACAACCCATTGAAACAAAAGGCTCCGGGGAACGTGGGGAACATGGGGAACGTTTTTCGACACTAACGCATGTGCGCGGCTGCGCCCACGCGATGGAGGATGGGGAAAAACGTTCCCCACCTTCGTCACCTTCCCAAAGCGCTTGTTCCTCAACGGCTTGCACCGGGGAACATGCGGGGGAACATCCCTCACCACGTTCCCCGAACGGCGCTGCGCCGGACTGGCTCAAGGAGGTGCTCTGATGGGCATGCTCCGTCAACTCGGCCGTCTCCAGGTGGCAGCGACCGGTCCGCCGCGATGGGTCTTCGATCCGAAACCCGACCCTTGCTCGCGCGCCTTGGAGACAATCATGATCTCGACCATCGAAACCGGCCCCGCCGAAGCGGGGGTCATCACATTCCGTCCGCATCCGGCTCATGCGCATCGCGCCATTCTCAGCCTCGATCTCGGCACCACGACTGGCTGGGCGTTGCGCAGCCATGACGGCCTGATCACGAGCGGAACGGTCTCGTTCCGACCGAGCCGCTATGACGGCGGTGGCATGCGATACCTTCGCTTCCGAAGCTGGCTGGACCAGATCGCTGCCGACGCCGGCGGTCTCGCGGCGATCTATTTCGAGGAGGTTCGCCGGCATGTCGGTACCGATGCGGCCCATCTCTATGGCGGCTTCCTGGCGACGCTGAGCGCCTGGTGTGAGAGCCACGCGATCGCCTATCAGGGCGTTCCGGTCGGCACGATCAAGCGGCACGTCGCCGCCAAGGGCAACGCCGACAAGGCCGCCGTCATGGCCGCCGTTCGTGCCCGCGGCTTTTCGCCCGCGGACGACAATGAAGCCGACGCCATCGCCATCCTGCTCTGGGCCATTGAAACCGAGGGAGGTGTGCGATGAGCGGGGAGACGATGCTCAAACATGCCGCGTCGGTCGTCGCCGAGCGCCGTAAGATATACGGCGAACCGGCCGCCGCGATGGCCGTGGTCGCCAGACGCTGGTCGATCACGCTCGGCCGGCCCATCACGCCGGCGGAGGTCGTGCTCTGCCTCATTGATCTGAAGCTGGCGCGGCTCGGGCACGATCCGAAGCATCAGGATTCGATCCTCGACATCGCCGGCTATGCAGCGGTGCTGCAGGAGGTCGGACGATGAGGTGGCTGCCGAAAGGATATGGCGGCGAACGCCGGTCGGCCGAAGAGGTCAAGCGGGAGGGCTGGCGCGAGCAGGGCCTCCTCGTCGTCAGCCCCACCGATCCGCGCCTCACCTGGCCCGAGCGAGAACTCGTTCGCCAGCTCGGCGAGAAGCTCTATGGCGGACGGCGCCAGCCGACGGAGCATCGGCATGGCTGATTGGACTCGTGAACAGGTCGAGGAGCGGTTGATTGAAGCTGCCGACGTCATGAAGCGCCTGCCCGAGGTTCGGGTGCAGGGCTATTTCTCGGTGTGGCCGAAGATCGTTCACGAGTTCGCTGATCTCGTCGGTCAGGAGCCGCCGCGCATGAAGCGTCCGCCGCCCTTGCCGGACGCCATCAGCCGCATGGAGGCGACGCTGCCCTGGCTCAGATGGCTGGAGCCCGACGATGCGCGGCTTGTCTGGGCGCGCGCCGAGGGCACACCGTGGAAGCCGATCTGTTGGCGCTTCGGGATCTCCCGCGCCACGGCGTGCCGCCGCTGGGAGTACGGCCTCAGCGTCATCACCTGGAAGCTCAACGGACAGAAAGTGCCGGCGAAGCGCTCGCGCGCTTTCCTCGTCGACCGCGTTCGCTCGTCAAGTTCATTTTGATGCGTGAGACAATTTTCGCTGAGACATTTCCCGGCGAGACACACATCGTCGATTTGGGCTAGTTCTCCGTTATGCTCAGGCGAGCCGCGTGCGGGGATGATCACCGACCGGCGAGATGCACGGTTCCTCCCTGGCCGAAATCGTATGCTGGCGGCAATGGCGCGACGCTTGCCCAGTGACGGCGCCGAAATAGGCCATTTCGTTTCGCCAGCATCCTCGCGCTCGTGAATCCAAACACTTAGGCGTCTGCGTGCCTCGACGATGGCGAAGCCGCCGGTCGGGGGCGTTTCGTTTCGAGCGCATCGGCGAAGCGGGACCCGTTTCGCCGGCACAGAACAACGGCGGGCTTCGCGACCGCCGGATCAGATCCTTCACCCATCGCACCGGACCGACCATGGACGTCGTCGAAACGCCGATCGACAAGCTTGTGCCCTATGCGCGCAACCCGCGCCGCAATGAGGAGGCTGTCGCCACGGTCGCCGCCTCGCTGGCCGAGTTCGGCTGGCGTCAGCCGATCGTCGTCGACGAGGACATGGTGATCATCGTCGGTCACACCCGCTACGAGGCGGCCAAGCGGCTCGGCATGACGAGCGTGCCGGTGCATGTCGCGCATGGCCTGACGCCGGCGCAGCTGCGCGCCTACCGGCTGATGGACAACCGCTCGCATCAGAATGCGAGCTGGGACGACGAGCTGCTCAAGCTCGAACTGGCCGATCTGAAGCTCGACGAGTTCGACCTGGCGCTGACCGGTTTCGAGGACGACGAACTGGCCCGTCTCCTGGCCGAGGCGCCCGTCGAGGGGCTGGTGGACGAAGACGATGTTCCTGAGCCGCCCGCCACGCCCGTCACCCGCCGAGGCGATCTCTGGATCCTTGGGGAGCACCGCCTGCTCTGCGGAGATTCGACCTCGGCCGGGGATGTCATCCGACTGATGAACGGCGAACGCGCCGCGCTGTTTGCGACCGATCCGCCCTACCTCGTCGACTATGACGGCACCAACCATCCAACGAAGAAGAACGCGTCCGCCCGGGCCAAGAAGATCGCGAACAAGGACTGGTCCGAGGACTACATCGAACAGAAGCACTGGGACGATTCATCTCAGGGGCCGCAGTTCTATGAAGCGTTCATGCAGGTCGCCATCGACTGCGCCATCAAGGAGGACGCGGCCTGGTATTGCTGGCATGCCTCGCGGCGCCAGGCGATGCTGGAAGCCTGCTGGTCGAAGTTCGACGTTCTGCATCACCAGCAGATCATCTGGGCCAAGAGCCGTCCGGTGCTCACGCGCTCGATCATGCTGTGGGCGCACGAGCCGTGCCTGTTCGGCTGGCGCTCGGGCAACAAGCCGCGCGTCAACCGCGAAGGCTTCGAGAACTGGCCGACGACGGTGTGGTCGATCCCGTCGAGTGAGATCGAGACGCGCGAGCACCCGACCTCGAAACCGGTGCGCGTATTCACGCTGCCGATGGAACTGCACACGGTGCCAGGCGAAATCTGCTACGAGCCGTTCTCCGGCTCGGGCTCGCAGATCATCGCAGGCGAGCGCACGGGGAGACGCGTCTTCGGGCTTGAGCTCTCCGAGACCTTTTGTGACGTGATCGTCAACCGCTGGCAGGCCTTCACCGGGAAATCGGCAAGGCTGGAGGGCGAGAATCGCAGCTTCGACGAGGTGAAGACCGAGCGCGTCGGCACTCGTGACAGCGATCAGGACGCCGCATGATGCAGTCGCGCCGAATGTCCCTGATCGAGGCGTTGAGCAATGTCGCGATCGGTTACGGCGTGGCCGTGCTGACCCAGATCGCGGTCTTCCCGCTGTTCGGTCTGCAGGTGTCCCTGAGCGACAATCTGTTGATCGGCGCTCTATTCACGCTGGTATCCGTGGCGCGCAGCTATGCCGTGCGGCGCATGTTCGAGAGGATGCGCTCTTGGACTGCATAAGCAAAACGCCGCCGCCCATGGCGGGCAGCGGCGGCTCAGTGAGGATGACGTGTCAGCTGGTCGTTATGCCGAGCAGCTTCGCCCGGAAGTCGGCGCCCACCGGCCGGCTCTCGGCAACGGTGCGGCCGGCCCGGAGCGCGCCGGCACGGCCGACGAAATAGAAGCCGACCTGCTCGCCGGTTTCCCGGCGCGTTCGCGTGAGGACCGTGTAGCGGGTCGAGCGTGCATCAGCGATGATCGCTTCGCCTCGGTGCTGCAGGGCGGCGACGAGACGGTCGTGGATGGTGATCCTCGCCATAGCCTCAGCCCTCCCGGCTGAGGCGGTAGACCCGACCGCGTCCGTCGACCTTCTCGGAGGTCACATCGAGCCCGAGCTTCTTCTTGAGCGCCCCGGCGATGGCGCCGCGCACAGTATGCGGTTGCCAGCCGAATGCGGCAGCGATTTCGGCGATGGTTGCTCCGTCGGCGCCCTGCAGCATGGCGATCAGCTGGGCCTGCTTGCTGCCTTCGCGGGCATTTGGCTTCGATGGCGTCTTGACGGCAGCATGATCGCTTTGCGTCGATTCCGCAGCGTCACGCGAGGCCTCCGGCTCGATGCCGATGGCGGCGAGCCCGTGCTCGGTGATCGCGAGTGTGACGCCGTGGCCGTCGCCGGTCTCGCGCCAGATGTGTTCGCCGATGCGCGTGTCGGCATCGATCTCTTCGAGCAGGCCCTGCTTGATGAGCGAGGCGATCACTTTCTGCGCTGCGCCGCCCTTGAGGTTCTTCGGGAGCGGTAGAGCCAGCATGTTCGCGCGCTGCGCAGCGGCGCTGAGGACGATCGTCTGTGTGTCGGAGAGTTTGGTCATTGGGGCAATCCTTCTTCAGGAGAGGCGCGCGACCATCGCGGACCTACTACTGCCCCGAGCCCCGAGGGCGATCCCATCGGGGCGAAGGCGGGAAGTGGTGCGCCTAATCGGCGTGCTCGCCCTCCTTGAAGGCTGCGTCGGTGATGCGCTTCAGGAGTTCGGCATAGTGCGCGAGGGTTCCGACGTGGCCCCAATTGATCTCGTCGGGGCTGGTGTCGAAATGGTCGTCGCTCAGGGCCTTGATGCGCTCCAGCATCGCGTCGATCTCCGCCTTCTTGGCGATGAAAGCGTCGAGGGCGGAAGCGGTGTTTCGGGACTTGGTCATGGCGGTCTCCAGCGCTTGATGGTGACGCCATACAGGCTCTGATCGGCACCCTCATCAAGTCGATAAGTGCATCATTTCATTGCTTTTTCTGCAGTGATGGCGGGGCTCCCGACATGACCTGATCTTGCCCGGGAGCGGCCCCCGTTCATGGCGACCAATACCCAACCCATCGCGGTCATCGCCCGGCTCCTGGACCTGACCGAAAGGCGGGTCCAGCAGCTGGCGCGCGACGGGATCATCCCGGCGTCAGCTCGCACCGGCCCCGAACGTGGGCGCTACGACCTCGTCGGCACGGTGCGCGGCTATGTGCGCTACCTGCGCGAGCTGGCGACGCGGTCGCAGACGGGCGCCGCGGATTTCGGTGTCGAGCGCGCCCGGCTGATCAAGGCCAAGGCCGATCTCGCCGAAATGGACGCAGCTGTCCGGCGCGGCGACCTCTTGCCGGCCGCTCAGGTCGAGGAGGCGTGGATCGCCGTGCTGGCCCGCCTGCGCGCACGTTTGCTGGTCCTGCCCGACAGGCTGGCGCCGCTGGTCCATGAGGAGTCCACCATTGCCGGCACGCGCGCGCAGATCCGCGACGCGATCACCGAAGCGCTCGCGGAACTCGCCAGCCTCCCGACCATCGCCGTTGATGCTGAAGGGGCCGGCGCGGCTGGCGCAGGCGACGCGCAAGGCGCTGACGATCCTGGCGCCGCCGCCGACCCTGACGATCAGTGAGTGGGCCGACGCCAGGCGCCGCCTGAGTTCCGAAGCCAGCGCCGAGCCCGGCCGCTGGCGCACGGAGCGGGCCATCTACCAGCGCGGCATCATGGACGCGATCTCCGATCCAGCGGTCGAAAGCGTCGTCGTGATGTCGTCGAGCCAGACCGGCAAGACGGAGGTGCTGCTCAACACCGTTGCATTCCACATCGACCAGGACCCGGCGCCGGTGATGGTGGTGATGCCGACGGAACGCGATGCGGAGACCTGGTCGAAGGACCGTTTCTCGCCGATGGCGCGCGATACGCCCTGTCTGCATGGGCGAATCTCGGATCCGAAGTCGCGGGACGGTTCGAACAAGATCCTGCACAAGAAGTTTCCCGGCGGCCATCTGACCATCGTTGGCGCCAATGCACCCTCGGGCCTGGCCAGCCGGCCGATCCGCATCCTCCTGTGCGACGAGGTCGACCGCTATCCGTTCAGCGCCGGCGCCGAGGGCGATCCGGTCAATCTGGCGAAGAAGCGCACGGTCACCTTCTGGAACCGCAAGATCGTCCTGGTCTCGACGCCGACCATCCGTGGCGCGAGCCGGATCGAGACCGCCTATGCCGAAAGCGACAGGCGCCGGTTCTTCGTGCCGTGCCCAGAATGCGGCGAGCATCAGACGCTGGTCTGGGAGCAGGTTCGCTGGGACCGCGACGCGGACGGCGCCCACCGGCCGGAGACCGCGCGATACCAATGCCGCCATTGCGGCGCGCATTGGAGCGACGCCGAACGCTGGGCCGCCGTGCGCAGGGGCGAATGGCGGGCTGAGGCCCCGTTCGACGGCATCGCCGGCTTTCACCTGAACGAGGTCTATTCCTCCTGGGTCCGCCTGGAAGCCATGGTGCGCACCTTTCTGTCGGCGAAGGATCACGGCGACGAGGCGATGAAGACCTTCGTCAATACATCGCTGGGCGAGACATGGGTCGAGACGGGCGAAGCGCCGGACTGGCAGCGGCTCTACGATCGCAGGGAGAGCTGGCCGGCCGGCACGGTGCCGATGGGCGGCCTGTTTCTCACCGCCGGCGCCGACGTCCAGAAGGATCGCATCGAGGTCGATGTCTGGGCCTGGGGGCGCGGGCTGGAGAGCTGGCTCATCGACCACATCGTCATTGAGGGCGGCCCCGAACATGCCGCCGCATGGTCCGCGTTGGACGGTCTCTTGGGCCGCAACTGGCCGCACGCCTCTGGGGTGGCTATGGGCCTGTCGCGCCTCGCGATTGACACCGGCTTCGAGGCGCCGTCGGTCTACGGCTGGGCCCGGCGCGCCGGCTTCGCGCAGGTGGCGCCGGTCAAGGGTGTCGAGGGGTTCAACCGGGCGAGCCCGGTCTCCGGTCCGACTTATGTCGACGCGACCGCTGGCGGCAAGCGATTGCGGCGCGGCGCGCGGCTGTGGTCGGTGGCTGTCTCGACCTTCAAGACCGAGACCTATCGCTACCTCCGGCTCGAACGGCCGACCGACGAGGAACGTGTCGGAGGTGCGCGCTTTCCCGCAGGGACCATCCATCTGCCGGCCTGGGCCGACAGCGAGTGGTGCAAGCAGTTCGTCGCCGAGCAGCTGGTGACGGTGAAGACCAGGCGCGGGTTTCAGCGGCTCGAATGGCAGAAGCTGCGCGAACGCAACGAGGCGCTGGATTGCCGGGTCTATGCCCGTGCCGCCGCCTGGATCGCCGGCGCCGACCGCTGGGGCGAGGAGAAATGGCGCGATCTCGAACGCCAGGTCGGCTCGCTCGATCCGAGCAACACAGCGGCGCCAGAGACGACGGCCTGTGACCCCGGCGCGCCAGAGATCGCCTCCGCGGGACTGGTGCGACGAGCGCCTGCCCGGCGCGGCCGACGGGTGTTCACGCCCAGCTATCTGAGTTGAGACCGAGACCATGACGCTTGAGGACATGATCGCGCGCCGCGATGCGCTGCTCGCCGCCCGATGGCGCGGCGTGCGCACCGTCGAGGTCGAGGGGCGCCGCATCACCTATGCGAGCGATGCCGAAATGGCGGCCGCCCTCGGCGACCTAGAACGTCGGATCGCCGAGGAGCAAACCGGCGCGCGCCGTCGCATCATTCGCACGACGGCAAGCAAGGGGCTCTGACCCGTGCTGGAATCGATCACACGGTGGCGCCGCCGCATCGGCGCTCTGGTGGGCGGCTTTGAAGCGGGACAGGGAAGCCGAAGGCTGCGGCACTTCCAGCCGAGCCGGGCGCATCTCAACACGCTGATCGCGGCCGCCGGCGCCGACATCACCGCGCGCGCCCGATGGCTGGTCCGCAACAACGGCTATGCGGCGAACGCCATCGAGAGTTGGGCCGGCAATGTGGTCGGCGACGGCATCAAGCCGTCGTCCCTGATCGCCGATGCCGATCTCAAGGCGCGCGTGCAGCGACTCTGGCTCGACTGGACCGACGACAGCGACGCCGAAGGCTTTACCGATTTCTATGGTCAGCAGCGGCGCGCCGCGCGCGAGGTATTCATTGCCGGCGAGGTGTTCTTCCGCTTCCGTCCGCGCCGGCCCGAGGACGGGCTCATGGTGCCGCTGCAGCTGCAGATGATCCCCTCCGAGATGCTGCCGCTCTCGCGCAATGAGCAGGTGGCGGGCGGCAATGTCATTCGCCAGGGCATCGAGTTCGACCGCATCGGCAGGCGTGTCGCCTATCACTTCCTGCGCCGCCATCCGGGCGACGTGACCGATCCCGGCCTCTCCGGCGAGACGGTGCGGGTGCCGGCGTCCGAGGTCATCCACGTGATCGATCCGGTCGATGCGGGGCAGTTGCGCGGTATCTCGCGCTTCGCGCCGGGTATCGTGAAGCTGTTCCTGCTCGACCAGTACGACGATGCGGAGCTCGACCGGAAGAAGGTCGCGGCGATGCATGCGCTGTTCATCACCACGCCGGCGCCGGCGGAGCCCTTCGACGTCGCCGAGAGCGACGAAGGCAGCGAAAGAACGATGGACCTGCAGCCCGGCCAGATCGTCATGCTGGAGCCGGGCGAGGAAGTGCAGACCTCGGCGCCGGCCGATGTCGGCCAGACCTACGAACCGTTCCAATACCGCACGCTGCTTCAGGTCTCGGCGGCGCTCGGCATTCCGTATGCGTATCTGTCGAACGACATGCTGAAGGCGAACTACTCGAACTCGCGGCTCGCGCTCCTCGAGTTTCGCCGCCGCATCGAGGCCTACCAGCACTCGGTCATGGTCTGGCAAATCTGTCGACGGGTCTGGGCGCGATGGCTCGATACGGCGGTCATGGCGGGCGCGATTGCCTTGCCCGATTACGAACAGCAGAGGCGCGTTTTTCTCGGCTGTTCCTGGCTGCCGCCCAAATGGGACTGGGTCGACCCGCTGAAGGACGCGCGCGCCGAGATCGAACAGATCGAGGCGGGGCTGAAGAGCCGGACGCAGGCGCTCGCCGAGCGCGGCTATGACGCCGATCAGGTCGATGCCGAGATTGCTGCGGACCGTGCGCGAGAGCGTCAGCTTGGCCTCTCCTTCGGCAGCGCCTCATCCGACCCGAGGCTGCTGACCGATGCTCAAGAGGCAGCGCCGGCCGACAACCAGGCGAACGTCGCCGCCGACTGAGGTTTCCATGACGCGATTGAATCCGCTGCTCACCCGGCTCGGCGGCCGGCCCTTGGCGATCGCCCCGCGAGCGCTCGACGGCCTGCTCGCCGCCGGCCCAATGCTCGATACACGCCAGGCCATGCTTCCGGCCCGCGATGCGCCGCCGGTGGCGAGCCATTCCGTTACCGGTCCCGGCATCGCCGTGGTGCCGATCCTCGGACCGTTGGTGACGCGTGGCGACTGGCTCACCAGTCTTCTGGGCGCCAGCGACTATGGCGAGATCGCCTCCGCCGTGGAAGCCGCGCTGGCCGATCCTTCTGTGCGGGCCGTGTTGTTGGAGATCGACTCGCCGGGCGGCGAGGTCGGCGGTCTCTTCGACCTGGTCGATCGCCTCGTGTCGTTGCGCGAAGCCGCGCAGAAGCCGCTCTGGGCTGTCGCGAGCGAAAGCGCGCTGTCGGCTGCCTTTGCCATCGCCAGCGTGGCGGACCGCCTCTACGTCACCCGGACGGCGGAGGTCGGATCCATCGGCGTCGTGGCCATCCATGTCGACGAGAGCGTCGCCGACGTCATGGCCGGCCTCAAATGGACGCTCGTTCACGCGGGCGACCGCAAGATCGACGGCAATGCCCACGAACCGCTCTCGGATACGGCGTTTTCGGCGATCCAGGCGGATGTCGACGTGCTCCATGCCGACCTCGTCGCCCTGGTGGCGCGCAATCGGAACATGAGTCCCGACGCCGTGCGCGCCACCGAAGCCGCGATCTATCGGGGTCAGCGCGGCATAGACGCCGGCCTGGCCGACAAGCTCGGCACTGTCGATCTCGCTCTTGCGGATCTCGCCCGGGCGCTGGACCCGCCAAGCCTCATCACGGGCGCACCGCAACGCGCCCGCGCTCATCAACCCTCAAGGAGAAAGACCGCAATGACAGTAGAACCCGACCTCAACCCGACTGCCGAAGACGCGGATGTCGAGGAGACGAACGCGTCCGATCCGGAAACTCTCGGAACGCCGCAACCAGCGGCGCCCGCCGTGCCGCCGGAGGCGACGGAGGCGACGGAGGCGCAGACGCATCAAACGGCCGAGCGGCTGCGCGCCGAATATGCGGAGATCGCCGCCATCGCCGCCCAAGGCGCCCGGTTGGGCGTCGCCATCGACGCCGCCGACGCCATGGCGAAGGGAGTGGCGCCTCATGCGCTGCGAAGCTCCATCCTCGACGCCCTCGCGGCACGCGCCGAGGCGAGCTCTGTCGTCGCCGTGGCGCCGTCACCGGCCGGCTCGCCAGCATCGAACGGCGGCGAAAGCCCCATCGTGCGTCGTGCGCGTGAGCGCGCCTCTGCCAACCGCAGCTGACGACAAGGAGGATCATCATGACCGTTCTCACCATGTCGCCGACCCTTGGCGACCTGCTCAAATACGAGATCAATGCGAGCTACTGCCGCGAGGCTGTGACCCTCAAGGCTGGCACGAACTACGCGCTCGGATCCGCCCTCGGCCGGATCACCGCGTCGGGCAAGTACCGCCTGTCGCCGGACGCCGAGGTTCTCGGAGACGAGGGTGCGGAGGTCGCAACGGCCGTCCTGATCGAGGCGGTCGACGCAACGGCCGGCGACAGGACCGGGCTCGTGGTTGCCCGCGGCCCGGCGATCGTCTCCAAGGCGGCGCTCGTCTTCGACGCCTCCGTCGATGACGCGGCCAAGACGGCCGTCAAGCACGCCGAGCTGAGCTCTGCCGGCATCGTGCCACGCGACACCGCCTGATCCACGCTCGTCAGACCCAACCCGTCACCGGCTCCGAGGTGTCCGCCTTCGGGGCCTTTTTCATGCCCGTTCCATCCCAAGGAGACCCGACATCATGGTCGCCATGATCAATCCGTTCGACGCGGGCGGCTACTCGCTCGCAGAGATGACCCAGGCCATCAACATCCTGCCCAACGTCTATACCCGGCTCGGGCAGATGGGCCTCTTCCGCTTCGAGGGCGTGACCCAGCGCTCCGTCGTCATCGAGCAGGCCGAGGGCGTGCTGAACCTCCTGCCCACCGTGCCGCTCGGCGGCCCGGCCACCGTCGCCAACCGCGACACGCGCTCCATGCGCTCCTTCACGGTGCCGTGGATTCCCCACGACGACGTGATCACGCCCCAGGACATCCAGGGCGTGCGCGGTTTCGGCGTCGCCGATGCCGCCGACCCGCTCGCCACCGTCATGGAGCGCAAGCTCACGCGCATGCGGGTCAAGCACGCCCAGACGCGCGAGTACATGGAGGTCAACGCGCTACGTGGCATCGTCAAGGACGGCGCCGGCACCACGCTCTACAACTACTTCACCGAGTTCGGGCTCACGCAGCTTGAGACGGACTTCGTGCTCGGCACCGCCGGCACCCAGGTTCAGGGCAAGGTGCGCGACGTTCTGCGCAAGGTCGAGACCGAGCTCAAGGGCGAGACCATGACCGGCGTGCTGGCGATGGTGAGCCCGGAGTTTTTCGACAAGCTGATCGGCCACGCCAAGGTCGAGGAGGCCTACAAGTACTATTCCTCGACCGGGGCGCAGCCGCTGCGCGAGGACACCCGCCGACGTTTTCCCTTCGCCGGCATCCTGTTCGAGGAGTACAACGCCACCGTCACGCTCTCGACCGGCGCAACGGAAACGCTGATCCCCTCCGGCGAGGGCATCGCCTTCCCGCTCGGCACGCTCGACACCTTCGTCACCCACGGCGCCCCGGCCAACCTGATCGAGACGGTCAACACGGTGGGCCTGCCGATTTACGCGCGGCAGATCGCCCGACCCGACGGCAGCGCCATCGAGGTCAAGACCGAGGCCTCGATCCTGCCGATCAACAAGCGGCCGCGTCTCGCCGTGCGCATCTTCTCCAGCAACTGAGCATGAGCATCTTCGCAGAGGCGATCGACGACCTCTTCGCCGATCCCAATCTCGCGCGGGATGCCATCTGGCGGGCAGGCGGCACGGGCGCGCCGGTGACCGTCCGGATTGTTTTGCGACAGCCGGATCGTGTCGAGAGCTTCGGCGAGACGCGCATCTGGACTGAGAGCGTCATTGGCGATGTGCGAACGCACGACGTCCCGAGCCTGGCGGAAGCGGATGCCTTCGAAATCGCCGACGCGATCTACGTCGTCCAGGGAGAGCCCGTGCGCGACAGCGAACGCCTTGTCTGGAGCGTGGAGCTGAGACCGGTATGAGGCTGTCCGCGACCATCATCGGTGACCTCGGGCGCATCATGGCCGAGGAGGTCAAGGCGGCCGAAAAGGCTGTCACGGCCGGTGTCGGTGAGGCGGCGGAGGGACTCAAGACCGAGCTCAGAACGCAGATCACCAATGCGGGGCTCGGCCCCCGGCTTGCCAGAACCTGGCGATCGGAAACCTACCCCAAGGGGCAGGACAGCATCACCGCCGCGGGGCTCGTCTGGTCGAAAGCGCCGGGCATCATCCGCGTCTACGAGAACGGCGCCACCATCCGCTCGAAGAACGGCTTCTTCCTGGCCATCCCGACCGCAGCCGCCGGACGCTTTGGGGACGGTGGCCGCAAGATTACGCCCGGCGGATGGGAGCGGCGGACCGGGCAGCGTCTGCGTTTTGTCTATCGCCGCAACGCTGCCTCTCTGCTTGTCGCCGACAACATGCGGGCGCGGACGGGCAAGCGGGGCGGATATTCACGAGCAAGTGCTGCGGCGTTGCGGAGCGGAAGGGGCCTTGTGACGGTGCCGATATTCATTCTGGTGCCGCAGGTGACGGTCCGGAAACGGCTCGATGTCGTCTCCGCTGCGGAACGCTGGGTCGATCGCTTGCCCGGCCTCGTCACACGCAACTGGTTTTCCGGCGATGACAGGAGCCGCTGATGTCCAGGCGTGAAGACATTCTCACATCGCTCTTTTCGACCCTCGAATCCGCGCTTGCGGCGAACGTACGTCGCAATGAAGTCCTGCCCGAGAAGGTGCCTGCTGCCGGTCTCGTCATCCTGCGCGACGGCGATCCGGGTGAGCCGGACGTGACGCTCAATCCGCGCACGGAGTTCTACGCCCACAGGGTCGAGATCGAGGCCTATGTGCCCCGCGATCCCGCAGGCGGCGGCGAGGCAGCGCTCGATGGGCTCCTCGGATCGATCGGGATGGCGCTCAGGATCGACCCGTCGCTGGGCGGCCGCGCCGAGAACCTGACGCCGTCGGCGCCCGAGACCGGGGCGCTGGCGATCGAGGGCGCGGCCCCGGTCCTCACTGCCCGGCTCGTCGTCACGGTCGAATACCTGGTGAGCGATCCGCTCACCGACTGATCATCACGAACAGGAGTTACCCATGCCCAAGGTGCGCGCTTACGGCGCGGACGCCACGCTGAAGGCTTGCCGCGAGGCAAGCTACGGTGTCGCGCCGCTCTCCGGTTATCGGAGCCTCGATTTCAAATCGACTGATCTCTCTTCGGCCCAGCCGCTCGGGGATGATCCGCTGCTGGGGCGCGGGCGCAACGCGCAGGATCCCTACCGGGGCCTCATCACCGACGAGGGCCAGCTCGACATTCCGCTCGACCTGCGCGGAACCGGCTTCTGGCTGACGGGCCTGTTCGGAGACCCGGTGACCACGCCCATGAATGCCAGCGGCTCGATCGTCTTCGCCGTCAATCCCGCGGCGGGCGACACCATCACATTGAACGGCACGCTCTGGACGTTCGTTTCCGGCACGGCCGGAGCGCAGGAGACGCAGATCCAGGGAACGGCGACGCAGACCGTCGACCAGCTGGTCAGCGACCTCAACGCTTCGGGCGATCCCGAAATCGCCAAATGCACGTATTCGCGGCCGACGAGCACGCAGACCCTCGTCATCGTATTCGATGTCGTCGGGCCGGCCGGGAACGCCTTCACGATCTCCGCCTCTGCCGCGGCAGCTTCGGCGGCGACCCTGACCGGCGGCGGCTATGCCCATGTCTGGGAGAGCGGCGCTGACGACATCCCGAGCTACACGATCGAAGTCGGCCATCCGAAGCTCACGACGCCGGTGTTCTTCCGTCACCTCGGCACGGTGATGGAGAGCCTAAACTTCGAGATGGGCCAGGAGGGACCGGCAAATGCCCGCCTCCAGCTCGTGGCCCAAGGCGAGGAACGCTTCTCTGCGACGGTCGACGCCAATCCGACGGCCTACGCGCTCCGGCGCTTCAGCCAGGGGCGCGGCTTCATCCGACGCGGCGGTGCGGCGCTCGCCGGCGTCACTGGCGGCAGTCTGACCTTCTCCAACAATCTCGAACGCGTCCGGGTCATTCGCGAGGACGGCAAGATCGAGGCGGCCGATCCCACGTTCGCCTCGGCGGAAGGATCGATGTCGGTACGCTTCGATGGCGCGACGCTCGTGGCCGAGGCCGCCAATGGCGATCCTGTCGGACTCGAATACGGGTTCACCTTCCCAGAAGGCTACGCGCTCCGCTTCGAGTTGCCGCGGGTCTTCCTGCCCAAACCCAAATATGCCGTCTCCGGCCCCGGCGGGGTCGAGGCGAGCTTCGACTGGCGCGCCGCCTACGATGACAGCGAAGGCACGATGCTGCGCGCCCACCTCCTGAACGACGTCACAAGCTATACCTGAGGCCATTCCCATGATCCGCCTGAACCTGTCGCGCGAGCCGAGCTGGCTCGACCTCGGACATGACGTGCGCGTGCGCGTCGCTCCCCTGACCACCTCGCTCATGGCCGCCGCCCGCAGTGATCCGGCGGTGGCTGCCTTGCCCGAAGGCGCGTCGAACGAGACCATCGCGGTCACCATGGCCAAGGCCCTGGCACGGCTGGTCGTCTTGGAATGGGAAGGGGTGGGCGACGCAGAAGGCAATCCTGTGCCCGTCACACCGGAAGGCATCGACGCGCTGCTGGACATCCTGCCGATCTTCGAGGCCTTCCAGCTTCGCTACGTGTCCAAGGGCCTGTTGCTGGAAGCGGAAAAAAACGGCTCCGCGCCCTCGCCGAATGGCACTTCAGCGGGGGCGACCAGTATTGCCGATCCTGCCGCGGCATTTGCGGTGAATGTCCCGCCGTCCTGAACCGTCCGCAGACGGTCGAAGGCTGGCAGGTCTGGGATCTGGCCAAAAAGCTCACGGGGCAGCTGCGCGCCGTCCCCGGTGCGGTCCTCGGCCTCGACATGACGTCCGCTCTCGCCTGTGCGCACGCGCTTGGAGTGGACACGCTCGTCTGCGCGGAACTGCTGCCCGAGGTGGAGGGCATGATGGTGCGCGGACTGAACGCGCAAATCAGGACTGATCAAGATGGCTGAGAAACGCGTCTCCGTTCGCCTTGCCGTCGTCGGAGGGCGCGAGGTCCGTGCCGAGCTGCAGGGCATCGGCGACGCAGGGGAGCAAGGCTTCCGTCGGCTATCGCGGGAGATGGACGCCGCGAACAGCCGTGTCGCGGCATTCTATCGGCGCGTGCAGATCGCGGCTGCCGCCGCAGCGACCGCCTTCGCCGCGGGCGCTGCGGCCATGATCCGCTCCGGCCTTCAGGTTGTGGACGCACAGGCCAAGCTCGCCCAGTCGCTCGGGACGACCGTCGAGAGCATTCAGGTTCTGGAACGCGCCGGCGAATTGGCCGGCGTCTCGATGTCCGGCATCGAACAGGCGACCAAGGACCTCACCCGCCGCCTTAGCCAGGCGGCCGCCGGGACCGGTCCTGCCGTCGCGGCGCTCGAACGGCTCGGGCTCTCTGCCTCGGCCTTGCTGGCCCTGCCGCTGGATGATCGTGTCGGTCGTATCAATCAGGCGATTGAAGACTTCGTGCCCGCGGCTGAGCGTGCAGCGGTCGCCGGGCAGCTGTTCGGGGAGGAAGGCAGCATTGCCATCTCCCGGATCGACACGGCGACCCTCCGGCAGGCGACACAGGACGTTCGCGATTTCGGCGTGGTCGTGTCCGAGCAGGACGCCGATCAGATCGAGCGGACGAACGATGCGATCTCTCGCCTTGGTCTGATCTGGCGCGGGCTGTCGAACCAACTCGCCGTTGCCGCCGCCCCGGCCCTCGAAGCCGTCGCCGACGCGCTGGCGGCAATCTCGCGCACGACCGGTCCGCTTGGTCAGGGCATTAGGCTCCTGTTCGACAACATCGGTCGGCTCGCCTCGATCGCTGCTGCCTTCGCCGCCTTCATCGCCGGACGATGGGTCGCCGGTATGGTTGTGGCCGCCGCCTCGGTTCGCGGTCTTGCCACAGCGCTGGTCTTCCTGCGCGGCGCGTTGATCCGAACCGGCATCGGCGCGCTCATCGTGGCGGCGGGTGAGCTGATCTACCAGTTCGGTCGCCTGGTGCAGGCGACCGGCGGCTTCGGCGCTGCGCTCGGCCTGCTGGGTGACGTGGCAGCCGAGGTCTGGGACAGGATCGGTCTGCTGGCCGGCGTCCTGAAAGCGCGCATCGACGCCGCCTGGAGCGGCATTCAAGCGAGCATCGCCGACGCGCTGCAGGCCGCTTCGCAAGCCGTCGTCACCTTCGGCAATCGCACCATCGGGACGTTTCATGGCGCTTTCGATGCAATGGTCGTCATCTGGGGCAACCTGCCTCGGGCCATCGGCGATCTGACGATCCAGGCGGCGAACGCGCTGATCGCCGGTCTGGAGTCGATGCTGAACGGCGCGGTCGACGGCATCAACGCGCTCCTCGAAGGCGTCAATGCGGGTCTGGCGGCGATCGGCATCGAGCGGGCCATCGAACTGGTGCCGGACGTCGATCTCGGCCGGATCGAGAACGAGTTTGCGGGTGCCGCGAGCCAGGCTGGCAACGCAGCGCGTGATGCCTTCGCCGCTGCGTTCCAGACGGACACCTTCGCGGCACCGGATTTCGGTCTCTCCGCTTTCGCCGAGGATGCGCGCGCTGCCGCCGACAGTGCACGAGAGACGGCGACGGCGCTGGGAGAGCTGGCAGGCGCGCCCCTCGCGTCCATCGCGGCGCTCCGGGAGGCCATGGCGGGCGCAAACACCGAAATCGACAACGCAGCCGGCGCGACGGAGCGTCTTGATGAAGCCTTCGCAGCCATCGGCGGCGCCGGAGGCGATGCCGCAGGAGATGGCGAAGGCTCGGCCGGTTCCGCCGCACGCGCCGCGGAAGCAAGCCGGGCCGCCGGGGAGGCAGCGGCTTCGGCGGCCACACAGGCGGCAACCGGCTGGGCGGCGGTTCGCGAGGAGCTGTCCCGCTATGCCAGCGAGGCGATGGACTGGGGCAAGGGTCTCGGCAGCGCTCTCACCAGCGCCTTTCGCAGCGCCGAGGACGCCATCGCCAACTTCGTGACCGGCGGCAAGATCGACTTCAAGGCGCTCGCCGACAGCATCCTCGCCGACATCACCCGCATCGCGGTTCGTTCCGCGATCCTCGGGCCTCTAGCCAATGCACTTGGCGGAGGCAGCGGCGGACTGCTCGGCGGCTTGTTCGGCGGCGGAGGCGGGCTGTTTGCCGGCATCTTCCATCAAGGCGGCGTCGCCGGGGGGCCCGCTCAGCAGCGGCTCGTCCCGGCATTCGCTTTTGCGGGTGCGCCGCGCTTCCACGACGGCGGTCTCGCGGGGCTTCGTGCCGACGAGGTGCCCGCGATCCTGCAGCGCGGTGAGATGGTGCTGTCACGGGCTCAGCTCGCCGCGATCGGCGCCGCACGCGAAACCCGGTCACCGGTCAACGTGGTGATGAACATCTCCACCCCGGACGCGGGCAGCTTTCGCTACGCCCAAGGGCAGATCGCCGCCGACGCCGCCCGCGCC